AGCCAAAACTGGAGTGCTAATAAGTGGGCTGCGGAGTTTCAGAATACCAACTGGGCTAAGACTCGCACACCAGCTCAGCAATCTGCTGAATTACAGCGCACATCTGACCCAGCGGCTTACTCGGAAGCATACAACAATGCTCGCCAGAAGCTCATCAGCACAGCAAGCTCATTGGGTATTAACCTTACCCCATCTCAAATTGGTCAAGCTATTGACCCTGCAAACTATAGCCAGCCTCATGCTTTAGACACCACTGGCCAAAACCTTGCTGAGTGGATTCTTTCTAACAACCCAACAGATTCTGCGCTTCAAGCGCACTTGGCTCAAGTTGGCAGAGTCAATGCCACACTCACCGGCGGACAAGCTCAGACAACTGCACAACAGTTGAAGCAACAAGCTATGGACTTGGGCTTGAATAACATGACGCTTCCTGGCGGACAGGATTACTTCGCTCAAGCGGCACAAGGCATTATCACTGGAACCACATCCGCTCAAGAGCAGAGCCAGTATTTGATTAACCAAGCCAAGACCATGTTCCCTGCTTATGCCAAGCAGCTTGATTCTGGCATTACGGTCAAGGCGCTTGCGGCTCCTTACATCAACACGCTTTCCAACTTGCTTGAAGTTGATCCTACAACTATCGACCTGTCTGCTCCTACTGGCTACGGCTCAATGATTACCAAGGCTTTACAGGGCAACGGCGACCCAACTAACCCAACGCCCATGACTGTCAGCGACTTTTCAAATCAGGTTCGTCAAGACCCACGCTGGCTTAACACTCAGAATGCCAAGGACAGCATTATGAATTCAGGCGTACAATTACTTCGTAACTTTGGATTGGTGACTGGCTGATGGCTAGAGATTCTGAATTTGGCGGCGACGCAGCAATCGAAGATACAACACCTACAGCACCAGCGGTAGATACAGCGGTTTACGCTCAAAATCCTAACACTGGTTATGTTGAAGGTGGAGCAGCTCCTTTAACGTCTGCTCAAATTGCAGCGGCTCCTGCTGGCGCTACAACCGCACCAACAGTTGCAGCAGCTCCAGTTGTTAGCCAGCCAGTAGCGGTTCCCGCTGCTCCTGCTGCCCCTGCCGCTGCACCAGTTGCGCCTGTGGCAAATGTAACCATTCCTCAAGGTACTGACCAAAATGCCCTTCAGATGCTATCGAGCCTTTTTCAAGGCTACGGATTGACCGGTGATATTGCTGGCGGAATTACAGGCTTGCTTCAAGGTGGCTTAACCTCAGATACTATTCAAGCAATTCTTGAAAGCCCCAACCCTTCACAGGCACTTTCTGGCATGAACCTTACCCCTGCTCAGCAATCAGCGGCAGGCAACTTGGTTAGCTCCTGGCAAGCACGTTTCTCTGGAAACGCTGCTCGTATCAAGGCTGGTCTTACACCACTTAGCCCAGCAGATTACATCAACACAGAAAATTCTTACAAGGCAGTTATGCAACAGGCTGGCTTGCCAGCAGCATCTATGGATCCTGCATATCTTGGTCAGCTTATTGGTCGTGACGTCTCCCCCGCTGAAACACAGCAGCGCGTTAGTGCAGCCATGACAGCGTTGCAGTCAGAAGACCCACAGGTTATTGCTCAGTTGCAAAGCCAGTACGGTCTATCCACTGGAACCATTGCGATGCACTTGCTTGACCCAAATCTTGCTTCCAATGTTATCCAGCAGGAAGTTACCGCAGCTCAAATTGGAGCTGAAGCGGCTCGTCAAAATGTTAATATTGCCTATGGTGGCACTGGCCCAATGAGTGCCATGTCGCTTGCTGCACAGGGTATTACCCAATCACAAGCAGCTCAAGGCTTCCAGAATATAGCTACGCAGATTAATCCATTGCAATCACTTGCTGGGCGGTATGCAGGCTATACCTCACCTGAGACAGTGGGAGCAGCTCTAGGAGCTGCAACCTTTGGTACTCAAGGTGCAGCACAGGCTCAACAAGAGCTTGAGCGTCTCAAGACCCAAGAAGTCTCCGCCTTTAGCGGATCTGCTGGTGCTTCCACCGGAAGCCTCGGCATGAGGGATACAAGCGGACAGCTCTAAATAGAATCCGTCACCACTGACCAGCATGGATGACGCGTATTAAGACTGGTAGTAGGAGCCAAGATACATTCCCCTGTGTAACTTGCGGCCTGCGTCTCAATCAACAAGAAAGGGAGTGCCGATATGGCAAACCAATACGAAGATGACGAAGACGACTTCACTGGCGAAGAAGTCCAACAGGATGCACCAGCCAATCTCCGCAAGGCTTTGAAAAAGGCTGAGCGTGAGAAGAAGGAACTTGCTGAACAGCTAGCACAAATTCAGTCAGACCTTCGGAATCGTTCCGTCAAAGAAGTGTTGGCAACAAAAGGTGTACCTGACAAGGTGGCGAAGTTTATTCCTGCCGATGTCTCCACACCAGAGCAAGTAGATGCTTGGCTTAATGAGAATGCTGATGTATTCGGATTTGCAAAGCCAGCAGATGCTCCTGCCAGCGAAGAAGAACAAGAGAATATCCGTTCGTATGACCGAATCAATGCAGCAACGCAGAACGTTGCTACACCTACCCGTGATGCTGACCTTATGGGCAAAATCGCAGGTGCTAAAAACATTGATGAGCTAAATGCGCTAATGGGTCAATCGATTCAACGCCGCCGGTAGCCCACAACCCAACCAATCGCACTAACCTTATAGAAAGAAGGTGACAACATGGCAAACGCTTATACAGATACATCGTCTGGCTCGCTCGGTACCTCACTCGTACAGACAGCCTATGACCGTTATGTTGAGTTTGCTCTCCGTGCTGTTCCTCTTATCCGCGATGTCGCAGACAAGAAGCCAGTACAACAGGCTATGCCTGGTTCTTCAGTAGTCTTCCAGATCTACACAGATTTGTCACAGAAGACTTCACCACTTTCAGAAGACGTTGATCCAGATGCTGTTGCCCTTGGTAACACCACTCCTATCACCGTTACTCTGAATGAATACGGTAACGCTTCACTTGCTACCCGCAAGTTGGAGTTGTTTTCACTCTCAGATGTTGACCCAGCAATCGCTGACATCATCGCCTTCAACATGGCCGACTCGCTCGACACTGTTGCTCTTAACACCCTCGTTGGTGGACCAAACGCTATCGCAGAAGTAAACGGCTCGCTCGTTTCAACCTACGCTGGTACCTACACCAACGGCTCAACCCAGGCTTCAATCCTTGGAACCGACGTCATCAAGTCACGCGATATTCGTACCGCTGTTGCTAAGTTGCGCGCTAACAAGGCTGTTCCTCGCCAAGGCGAGTACTACTGGTGTGGTATCCACCCAGAAGTTTCATTCGACCTTCGCGCAGAAACTGGCGCAGGCGGCTGGCGTGACGACCATAAGTACTCCGAGACAGGCGCTGCCGAATTCTGGCCAGGCACCATCGGAACTTATGAAGGTGCAATGTTCGTTGAGTCACCACGTTTGTTCAACGCAGCAGATGGTACCGGCGCAACCGGTAACACAGGAACCTTCGGTGGTTCTTCCTACACCTACGGTACTGGCGGCGTCCGCGTCTTCCGTACTCTCGTTGCTGGTAAGCAGGCTCTTGCTGAGGCTGTTGCCGAAGAACCACACGTTATCTTCGGACCAGTTGTTGATAAGTTGATGCGTTTCCGTCCAATCGGATGGTACGGCGTACTTGGATGGGCGCGCTACCGTGATGCCTCTCTCGTGCGTATTGAGTCAACATCTTCAATCCACAACTCCTAATTTAGGCAGTTAATAGTTAGCCCCGTCATATAAAGGGCGGGGCTTTCTACACCAATCGAAAGGATCATAGTGCCATACCAATTCACACCACCATCGGTTGAAGAAGGTCCAGCGGGCTTTACCCGCTTGTTCTGGCGCTATCGCATTGCCAGAGGTGATAGCCTTTTGGTATACGGCACAGCCGTAGTACGCACTCGTACACCCGCTGTACAAGATACACAAGAAGCGGATTATTGCTATCTCGGTGGTGGCGTTTACATCATCACGCAGACAGAAAAAGACATTCTTACTAACGCTGGTTATGGCGCCAACATAACCTATGTAGCATAAGGAGCCACTGTGAATCCAGGCAGATATAACATTACGGTAGTCAATGGTACTACCTTCGCATTATCGCCCCAGTGGCTTATTGACAACCTTCCTGTCAACCTCACAGGCTACAGCGCAGACATGCAGGTACGCGATGTGAGCAACAACCTTGTTGTTGAGCTATCAACTGCCAATGGCAAGATTACAATTAACGCAGCTTTGGGTCAGGTTAATCTCAACCTTACCCCTACCCAAACCAGCGCAGGAAACTTGCCAGCAGGCAACTACACCTACGCCCTGAATCTTACCGATTCAGCAAACAATGTTTATCAGATTCTCCAAGGTTCATTTGCTGTTAGCGCAAGCGTGGTACAGTAATGTCAGTAACCGTCAACTCAATCTCAACAGTCGTCATTCCGGTTGCAACCAACGTCTTTAACGTCGGTTCTAACCAACCTCAAATTATTGAACTTGGACCAGTTGGTCCACAAGGAATTCAAGGAGCAACAGGTGCTAACGGTAACACTGGGCCTACTGGCAATACTGGTGCCACTGGCATTGTCGGGCCTACTGGTAGCGTGGGAGCTACGGGTGCTACAGGCACAACCGGAGCAACCGGTTCTGGACAAACGGGTGCTACGGGAAGTACAGGCAGCCAAGGCCAGACTGGCCCAACTGGAGCAGTCGGAAACACTGGCAGCACAGGCGCTACAGGCTCAAGTGGAGCCACAGGTGTTACTGGACCTACGGGTAGTACAGGCAGCGCAGGGTCTACTGGACCAACAGGCAGCGCAGGAGTAACTGGCTCCACTGGCGCTACAGGTGCAGGCGGTTCATTAGGCCATTACGGCAACTTCTACGATACCACCACCCAGACCAATGCTGGCGCTACAAGCGCTAACCTCATCACCATTAACACTAATGCTGGCTCTAGTGGAGTAAGCATTGTATCTGGCAGCCAGATTACCTTTGCCTATGCTGGTACATATTCCGTCAATCTGCTTGGTCAATTCATTACCACAGGTGGCGGTAGCAATTATCAGGTCAACGTCTGGTATGCCCTCAATGGCACAGCGGTGACTGAATCAACCGCAATTTTTACCACCTCTGGCGTTAACAATCAAGTGCTTGCCAACATTGAAGACTTGGTTACCGTCAACGCTAATGACTACATCCAGTTCTACTGGTCCTCACAAAATACATATATGGAGTTGCTTGCCGCATCATCTGGCACATCTCCAACTCGTCCTGCTTCTCCAAGCGTCAATGTTCACGTCGAACAGATTATGTACACCATACTAGGACCGACAGGAGCAACGGGTGCCACAGGAGCCGCAGGAAATACTGGAGCCACAGGAGCAAGCGTTACTGGAGCAACTGGCGCAACAGGTCAAACCGGATCAACGGGTGCGGCAGGCGCGACAGGAAACACCGGTTCGACAGGGGCTACGGGAGCGACTGGCGTCGCAGGACCAACAGGGTCGGCAGGTAATACTGGCAGCACTGGCTCGACTGGAAATACAGGGGCTACTGGACAAACAGGCGCGACAGGTTCTACGGGAAGCACGGGAGCAGCGAACTACTGGGACATCTTAGTATTTGGCGGCATGTGATAGAATAGCGGCATGACAAAGATAGCGGTTTACTCTATCGCTCTCAACGAAATTAAACACGTTGAGCGATATGCCGCTGCCTGCAAGGATGCAGATTACATCATAGTAGCAGATACAGGATCAACAGATGGCACAGCGGAAGCGTTACGGAATCTCGGCGTTACGGTTTATGATATTACTGTTAGCCCTTGGCGTTTTGATGATGCTCGTAATGCGGCGCTATCGCTCGTACCAAAAGACGCAGATGTCTGCGTAATCCTAGATTTAGACGAAGTACCTCAGCCTGGCTTCTTTGATAAAGTACGCAAAGGCTGGAAGAAGAATGCCAATGTCGGTTGGATAACAATGGATACTGGCTCCACATGGCATAGAGATAGATTACATTCTCGCCACGGATGGCATTGGAAGTATCCATGCCATGAAGTACAGCTTTGGTACGGAGACGGCGAAGCTAAGTCCGTCAGTATCTTAGATGCAGTTATTAAGCATCAGCCAGACGATTCAAAGTCTCGCTCACAGTATCTCACTTTGCTAGAACTGTGTGTCAAAGAATATCCCGATGATCCACGAATGTGGACATACATGACCCGTGAGTATTACTTCCATGGGCGTTGGGCAGATGTCGTTACCGCAGGCAAGCGCCAGCTTGAGCTTCAAGGCTGGGATGTCGAACATGCAGCAGTATGCCGGTGGGTAGGTGAATCACTACACCAGCTTGGCAAAGCTGACGAAGCAACTGAATATTACGATAAAGGCGTAGAGATTCTGTCCCATGAGGGCGAACCGCATTATGGCATAGCCATAGACGCTTATCGTAGACAACAATGGCAAAGGTGTTTAGATGCCTCTCTTAGTGTTTTGGACCTTCCTCGCTCCGTCCATTACTGCTACGAATCTGCCATCTGGGATTGGAAAGCCTACGACCTTGCAGGCGTTAGCGCATACAACCTCGGACATGTTGAAGAAGCCTTAGTTTTTGCCAAAGAAGCGGCTAAAGCAAACGGGCCTGAACAAGACCGTATTCAACGGAATATAGACTTTATGGAGAAACTATTACATGAGCGAGCATCAGCACGAGCAAGGACCAATTAGCTTTGGATTCAATGACAAGCATGACTGGATTCCTATTTACACTTGCACGGTCTGTGGCTACACAGATACTGAACCTTTCCCGTCCGACGTTGAAGAATCGGATCATCTTAACCATACTGGTTATGTCGATGGCTGCTTTGCTTGTAAGCTCCTTACCCTCCAAGTAAACACCGGAGACGCAGGACGAACCGAGAATATGTCGGCTAAGAAATGGGATGGCGAACTTAACGCCTATGCCGCAGCTAGGTCTGAAGGCATCCAACCCGCAGGTACAACCATGAGAGCTGTGCAAGAAGCACGAGCTGCTAGCGACAAGCTAGGCGTTGCATACAACGCTGAGTCTATGCCAGCGGCTACAAAGATTACGAAGCAGACGGCTAACGTAATGAAAGAAACAGGAGCAATCTAATGGCAGCAGCAAAAAAGGGTATGGGCTTTGCCGCAGCGCAAAAGTCTATCGCCAAGAAGTCTGGCGTTTCTATGAAGTCAGCCGGAGCAATCCTCGCCTCATCTACCCGCAAGGCTAGCCCAGCGGCAAAGAAGGCAAATCCAAATTTGAAGAAAGTCCTACCAGCTAAGAAGGGTAAGTAACATGTGCAAAGAATGCGGATGTAACAAGAATGCAGTTGGCAAGCTCAACGACAAGTTGACCGGCAAGCCAACCAAGACTCCATACGGTGAGTATGAAGGTGTCGGCGGCACTAAGAACAAGTAATGGCAAAGACAATCAAGGTTGGTGGTAAGACTCACACCATTACCAAAGATGTGGTTGTCAAGCACAAGAGTGGCAAAGTTATTGACCTAACCAAAGTGGCTGGAGTTAAAACCATTGCTGCTGGAGTTAAGGCTACAAAGAAATACCATTCCAAGAAAGGCAAGTAAATGGCAAACTACGGTGGCTTATCAGCGGTTTATCACTTAAACCGTTTAGCTGGCACTATTGTTAATGGCGTACCTCAATTAGATTTTGACGGCGCTTGCATCCAATGGGCTACCAACGTTATTCCTGGTCATGGCCAGACTCGTGGCATCGGAGCATTGAATGCCATTTACGCTTACCGCAATGGCGGCAAGAACTACTACGAAGATACGCCTGGCGTATTAAACCTGCTTGCTGGTACCTACGGTATTGGTGAAGCCGAAGCAGCAGCAAGGATTACATCGTGACACAATTTATCGACGTTATCAACGAAACGCTTTTGGCTCTGACGGGTTACACCAACCGTCAGGATCAGGCGACTTACCTCACCTCTGGGCTAAGTGCCACAGCAACTTCTTTCCAAGTTGCTGACGGAACCGTGCTTACCCGTGGCTTGGTCGAAATTGATGACGAGCTTATCTGGGTAGACTCCTTTGACCGTACTTCAAATACGGCTACCATTCCTGCCTATGGACGAGGCTTTCGTGACACTGTAGCTACAAGCCACACGGCTGGTACTCGTGTAACCATTACGCCATCCTTTCCGCGTAGTGTTATCCGGCGAAGCATTAACCTCGCAATCGACGGCGTTTACCCAGATTTGTTCGGCGTCTACTACACCACCTTTACTTGGCAAGCGGCTCGCACTACCTATCCGTTGCCACAGGAAGCAATCGACGTTCTCGGCTGCTCATGGCAGACCATCGGACCTTCCTTGGAATGGCTACCAGTGCGCCACTACCGCATTGACCGTATGGCTAACCCTGTCACATGGAATACAGGCAAGACCATTTCAATTCGTGAAGGCATTATTCCTGGTCGTACCGTCATGGTTACTTACACCAAGAAGCCAACAACGCTTCAGTATGACTCAGATGACTTTGCATCCTTAACAGGATTGCCAGACTCAGCCCGCGAAGTAATCGTTCTCGGTGCTGCTTACCGTACCGCTATGTATCTGGATATGGGTCGTATACCTGCCGCTACTGCTGAAGCAGACGCAATGCAGGCTAATGATCCGATTGGTTCAGCTACCAACATTGGTCGGATGATTCAACAGCTTTACCAGCAACGCCTTCTCGTCGAAGTGCGTCGCCTTCAAGAGCAGTACCCACCTCGCACTCACTACACAAGCTAAGGACGGCTTATGGCACAACGACGTTATTACTCAGCCAACGCGGTGGACAACACCGTATCGGCTGGCATCACCAGCAGCGCAACAAGCGTCACGCTGTCAACCATCCCAGTGGGTTTTCCATCTTCGTATCCTTATGTCTTGGCATTGGATTACAACACAGCTTCTGAAGAATTAGTCTTGGTGACTGGCGCCTCTGGCGCAATCCTTAGCATCACTCGTGGATTTAACGGTTCAGCTCCAGCGGCTCACAATGCCGGTGCAGTTGTTCGCCACGTACTTGTCGCTCAGGACATGACCGACTTTCAGGATCATGCTGCTGCTGGTCCGGGAGGCGTACACGGCATCACAGGAGCTGCGGGAACATTCCTTGCTACACCAACCTCAGCTAACCTAGCTGCCGCCGTCTCTGACGAGACAGGTTCTGGCTCACTGGTATTCGGCACAGCACCAACTATCGGCTCAGCGGTTCTTACCTCGCCAGTTATCAGCATGGGCATTAACGCTCAGACTGGTACTACCTACACGCTAGTAGCTGCTGACGCAGCCAAGCTGGTAACGCTCTACAACACTGGCGGAATTACTTTGACCATCCCAGCGGGTGTGTTTAGCGTCGGTCAAGCCGTCAACATCCAGCAAACTGGTGCAGGTCAAGTAACCGTAGCCAACGACGGCACATCAACCTTTACGGGTACAGGCACCAAGCTGCGTACCCAATACTCGGCTGCAACCATTATCTGCGTAGCAACCAACACCTTCACATTGATTGGAGACATTGCGTAATGGCAACAGCATACGTCGTTCTTGGACAGTCCACGCCAGGCGCAGCAGCCACCACTACTCTGGTGACTGGTTCGACCAATGGCAGCATCATCTCGTCTTTTACTGCTTGCAACAAGGGCAGCTCCAATGATACAATTCAAGTATCGATTACCAAGTCTGGTGGATCAGCGTACTACCAATTCTACAACTTCACATTGGCGGCTAACAGCACCTTGCAGGAAACACCAGGCTGGACTATCGCCACGGGAGATACGGTTAAGGTGTATTCCACAACAGGCAACACCGACTTTACTGCGACAGGAGTAACACTCTAATGGCTGTCTCGCTACTCACAAACAATGCAGTCTCACCTACTATCAACGTTAATGCCCAGTCTGCTTCATACACCGCAGTCCTTGGCGATGGTAGCAATACGCTTGTTACAATTAACAACGCATCGGCTAACACCTTCACCATTCCACCAAACTCATCGGTGGCTTTCCCAGTCGGCACTATCTTGAACATTGCCCAGACTGGCGCTGGTCAGACGACTATTACCCAAGGCTCAGGCGTAACCATTGTTTCCAATGGATCAACCGCTTCGGCTCCTAAGACCCGTGTGCAATACAGCGGCGCTTCTGCAATTCAGACGGCTGCGAATACTTGGTTGGTAATGGGGGATATTGCATGATTCTACCTGGCATATTAGCCTCTGGAATATCGGGGCATTTGTTTTCTAGCAACATTGTTTCGCTTCAAACCGTAACCGTTGGTTCAGGCGGCGCAAGCGCAATTAACTTTTCTTCTATCCCAAGCACTTATACTCATTTGCAGATTCGTTATATTGTTAAAGGTTCTGGTTCGACAAGCATAGGCGGCGCGCCATGGAGATTTAACAGCGATTCT